TAAAGAAAAAAAAGTACCGTTCCATGAAAATACAAAATATTATTTAAAATTAATATTTAATAATATGGCAACAGATCCTAGTGCAATTGCATTAAATTCTGCTAGAAAAGAAAATAATAATTATATCGTATCGTTAACAGGTCCATTCGATAGTTATGTCGAGATCAACGGAATTCCGACTCATTTTAATAGTGAAGGAAATATAGTTGATTTTAGTGTACCGGCATTAATTAAAACCGACGATATTCTTAACTTTTATATCTCGGTCGTTAATTTTCCTTATAAAAAAGAAAAGCCGGCTGATTATACTAACGATAAAACGGCTCAAAATATAATCGATACTGTCGAAGCTTCAGAATCCTTAGAGACATTAGATAAAGTCGAAGAACCTGCTATCGGTGTATTAAAATATCTTAATAGCGTTGTCGCTAATTATAATGTCGAAACTTTATGGATTAATAAAACAGATGCTCAGAATGATACGGGTAAGGGGTTTATTAGACTTACGAATAGTTCTAACGTACCGGTAAAAGTAGTATTTAATAGTCAAGAACATATTATTTTAGAAAATAACCATGTCGACGTTCCGTTTGATTTAGATGAATTTTTAGAAGTTTATAAAAATACTAACTATAATCAAGCTGTCGTAAAAAATTCAGAAGGAACAGACGTATCGACAGTTACCGTTACGAATCTTTTGACTCAAGACGAATTGAATAATGTTCGAATTAATATAAATGCTGCGCTCGATAGAACTAGCGATAAAGAATTCCCGGCAAAAATGAAAGTATCTCTTGTAAATCCTAAATTCTTTGGTGATTCTGGCTATTATGTTAATTTTTTAGGTTCCGTTATAAAAGTACCGTCTCAAGCTGAAGGTACTGCCGGTATTCCTGTATCAAAAGCCGAAGTATTAGCTATGGACGAAAAGAAGAATTCAGTATTCGTTTGTGATAAAGATGGAAATGCAATTGGTAAACAAATTGCTCCGACAGCTTTCGTTACTAGTAACTTAAAAGTAATAAAAGCATTGATTAAATAAATAAGGAATATATATGTCAAATAAAATTACAGAAATTTCTGAACAAATTAAAGCATTAAAAGATATTACGTTAGGTGAAATTTTTACGCAACAATTAAAAGCATCGAAAATTCCGTTTCCGGAAAAATTCGAACATTATATCGAACAACTTATCGAAAATGCTCAATTTACTCAAAATTCTAAATTAGAAGTATTGTCGGCTGATAAGCAAAGTGATGGCTGGCATATAGATTTAATGGGACAACCTTTTAGCTATGTCGAACTCGATGATCAGCATTATAATTTTCCGGCAAACGGACGTACAAATATTGTTGTTCCGTTAAAAGAAAACGAACCGTTTTTTGTCGCTAAATATACATGGCTTCCATATGACGAATCTTTTGAAGCTAATTATACTAAGCCGCAAAATGATCAATATTTTAATAGTATTATTAGTTCAGTTAGTTTTCCTGAAAAACAAGACAAAGGTACTATCGAAGTTGGTTATTTAATTTATAACAATGATAAAGATCAGTTACTTTTTATTGATAATAATATTTATGTTCATGGTAGTTTAGAAAATAATTATAGTATTGATAAATTACTTCCAGATTTTACATTTACAGTTGGTAATAAAGAATTTACGTCTGATTCTAGCGGTACGATTACGATTACGACAAAAGAAGCTTTTGAAATTATTAATGCTTATAACGAACAAAAAGATGTATTATCAGTTACTGGTAAATATAATGGTGTTTTAAAAGATCATATCGTAAAAGAACGAGACTTCGTATTCCAAAGTTTTCCTAACTTTTTAGAACTAGATGCATTTAAACCTAGTGATAGTAGTAATAGTACATATTATAATAGAACTAACGTACCGTTAGAAGTAGAATATTTAGGAGAAACTTCGACAATCCCGGTTGACGGTTCTAAAGAATTAAATACGACATTCAATACGGTCGAAAAATTAAAAACTATTAAAGCTAATGCAACCGATAAGTTTGAAATTAAGAATACGTTTAATTATCCTTGGAATAAAGAATTCACAATCGATAGCTTAAGTGTTTTATTAGATAAAGATTATTTAATTTCTCAAATAAACACTAATGGTTCTTTAGATTTAACTGTCGAAGTATTAGGAAATACATTTAATCGCATTAGCGATGCTTATTATTTTATGAATTATAGTTATCTTACGCCGACCAAAGAATTTTTAGAAACTGTCGATAAACATACGACAGAATTAGGTGCTACTATTAAAGATGAATTTAGTTATCCATGGAAAAAATTTTTACACGTATCTAATCTCGATCAATTCTTGAATAAAGATTATTTGATTAATAGTGCCGGCATTTCTTATGTAACCAATACCTTAGATGGTTATTATTTCTCAAAACATTCTAATTATAGTTATAAGTTTAATAATAAAGAATTAACATTCGATAGTAACAATCAAACTGTTCTTTCTTATAAAGATGTATATAATTATCTAAAAAATAAAGATAACGACATTCTTCCATTTACAATCGATATTAATTCTAATTATTATAATAAGAATATTAATATTAGTGGCGCTGTTAATTTCACAGCTCTTTATTCAAATTATTTCTCTTTTAATAGTAACAATACTACTATAGAAAATAAAGCTGGTATTAAAAAATTAAAAGCTTATACTACTAATCCTGAAGAAGGTATTGTTTATACATTGCCTGAAGAAGAAACATTTTCTTATTATAATTTATTGCCTACAGAATTAAAATTTAAAAATAAATTTAATAATGGAAATGATATTTATTTTATTATTGCTGATGATGATTGCACAAATTCAATATTTTTAAATAGAAATATATTCAGAATAAACGATAGCAAATATACTATTAAAAATAATTTTGATAATTATTTTGTTGAAAATAATCAAGATTTTAAATTATATAATCAAAATAATTTTGTTTTACCTTCTGATATGAAACAATTTTTAACAGATCATTATAAAATTATTGCTCCTAATAGCGGTAATGAATATGATATTTCGTTTGATAATGATAACAAGTTAGTTATTGATAATAAAATAAAAAATGAACTTTTCTTTAATAATAATTTAATTGTATCATTAGAACATACAAATGATTCAAATGATGAATTTGTTAAAAAAAATAATATTCAAATTAACAATAGTGATATATCAATTAATAATATTAATATTATCTATAATGATTTAAAATCTTTACATAAAGAATATGATAATACTAAAAATGGTTTTGCTTTTGAAATAATTAATACTGTTATTTCATCTCAATCAGCAGAATCGGCTCAAAATTTGTCTGATATAGATATAACAAAATTTATCGATATGAAAGTATTGAAATTTTATCTTCCTGGTAAAGATAATTTTGTCGAGCTTATTAATTCTAATGAAAAGATTACAGCTATCAATTATATTAAAGCATATAATAATAGTGGTAATAGTTATGTTATAATTAGTTACAATACGTTATCTGAATCGAATAAAATTATCGATAAGCAAGTAACTGATTATACTTATATTAACGGTATTTTCTATGGTTATAATGTAGACAATTTAAAGGATAAACTATAATATATGACATACGAAGAACAATTAAAACAAGTTCGTGATAACGTTATTAAAAACGTATATCCCGTTATTCAACAACAAGGTTCTTCGAATACTATGATTACTCTTCATTGGACAGCTGGTCATTACGACCAGTTGTTCGATGATTATCATATGTGTATCGATGGATCTGGTAACGTGCACGTAATGCAAGATTTAGACAATAAGGGCGCGCATTGCTATCGAGAAAATACTAATAACCTCGGTATTTCTGCATGTTCTAATTATGGTTCTGAGTTGAATGGCGACGGTTATACCGGATACTCAACGTATAACCCCGGCTCAGAACCCGTTAATGCATTACAACTCGAAGCAATGGCGACTGTCGTATATCTATGTTGCGTGACATATGGTTTACCATTAAGTCAAGTATTTACTCATGGTGAACGCTGTTTATTAAGACAAGATTTATACGATTACCCGGCCGAACGTTGGGATCTCGATATTTTAGTGCCAGAATGTCATGTTCGTACCGAAGATGGTGTCCATACTGCAGGCGGCAATTGGATTCGTAATCGCGCTCGTGAAATTGCGTGTATAAATGGGGTCAATTATTTATAATAGAAAGGTTTTTTAATGTCTATTATTTCTGAAATTGCTCAAGGCTTAAGCTCAATCATTAAAAAAAATGACGAACTTTTCATGAAAAAAGCTGATGCTAAAAGTTTATTAGACTCGGTAAAATCTCTTAACGTCGTTACGGAAGGTGTCGATAATACGGGCGCTACTGATGTGACGGCTAAGTTAAACGAGGTTTTTACTAAAGCTAACGCTGAAAAATATGACGAAGTAATTTTCCCGGACGGTATTTATAAGATCGAAAACGTCGTAAAGATTTTCTGTCCAGAAAAAAATGAGTCGTTCTTTAATCGTTAGATCTGAGAATACTTATGGTGCTACTATTTTATGCGATCATACCGATGCGTCTCAAGGCGATATCGGATTTGTATTGACTCGAAATACACCGGAAGATCTAGACGATATTACTAATGCTTACAATACGACAATCGATGGTTTTATTTTTAAAGTTAAAGACCAAGACGCTGAAGGTAGTAGTTTTAAATTTATCGGTACAAGTAGTGATTTTAGTCAGTTACTATTTACTAATTTAAAATTATTAAATCTTCGGATGACTAATACTAAAGATTGTGCTGGTCAAAATATCGATTTAGCTGCTCAATGTAATAATTTGACTATCGATAATATAAAAGCTAATTGTGGTATGTATGCTATATATCTAGAATATACTTGATGGTATAAATAATACTATAAGCAATATCGTTTCTAATAACTGTACTTTCTGTCTTTGTACATACTCATATGTCGATTTCGAAACTGTTACTCTTCATTTTGACGATACTGTCGATTTAAACAATGGTACTACGGCTAATTTCTATGCTAATAAAATATCGAATTTTAAATTAACTGGTAGATGGGCTCTTAATCAAAATCCATTATATATTAGTGTTGGACCAAGAGCCGAGATTAGTAATGTTACGCTCGATATTACGCTTGACGATAATGTCGACCATGTACTCGTCGAGGAAAAACCTTCGGCATTTATTTATTTAACCTCACCAGAAAATGCTAAGATCGAAGTTAAAGTAAGTAATCTTAAGTTTGATAAATTCCAAGAAAACTTTGATAGCTGGATACAAAAAAGTACTAAATTCTCTTGGATTAATTCTCCAGAAGTATCTATCTCGCCTAACGGTATAGCGGAATATCCTGCGTTAACTTTATTTAATAATATAGGTTCTACCGATGAATATAGTTCGAGAGGTTTCCTTAATAGAAAATATGAAGTCAAAGCAGAAAATGATGCTAAGACAAGAATTTATCTAGGTTACGATAGAACTATTCATGAAAAAGATATTAGTAGTCGAGATGAATTAGCCGATAGCGAAGGCTCGGCTATTTTCTTTGGTTCTAATGGCGTTCCTTATAAAGATGTTAAAGATCATGATTATAGTAATTATACTGCTGGTGTTGCCGGCGATGTATATTTAGAATCTAAGCCAAATCATTCTGGTCATTTTGGCTATGTATCGACTTATAGATATACGACTAAAACTGAGTATTTAGCGGCAGCGGATAAGCCTATTTCTGTTACGAATCATGGCGACAGAACAATGACTTTTGGTTTTAATAAATTCCCGGTATGGGATAACGGTACGTTAAAAGATACGCCAATTACAGTCGGTAGTATGATGAACGTATTAGGCAAAGGTGGCTTTAAGGTTATTGAAGTAAATACCGATGCTAAGACTATGAAATGAGAAATTCCTGAACCTTATAAAGCTGATGTTATTGCTTCATTAGCCGATTTAAGTATGGAAATTTATTTCATGCCAAATAAACCTATTAATACTATGGGTACGATGACCTACGAAACGATTCCGATTATTCATTCTGGCCCGACAGAAAAAAGACCGACTGAACATTTAGTTATCGGTCAACAATATTTCGATACGACTCTAGGAATGCCGATTTTCTGGAACGGTACTAAGTGGATTGTTAGCGCCAGCGATGTCGACGAAAAATTAAAAGATTACGTTCGCATCGATAAGCTTATGGCAAGTGATATTACACAAGCACCAGCGTTTGCTGGACAAATAGCTAAAGTAGATAGCGCACTTTATATTGCAGAATCGACGACTAGCACTAATTCTTGGCGAAAAGTTATGTTAGAACCTAACGATACTTTATAATAAAAATATATCCCCGTACTATGTACGGGGATTTTTTCGTAATATAATAGTATATATTTTAAATCTACGAAAGGACATATTCATATGCCAGAAACTAATATATACGATTATGAGTTCACCGTTAACGAAAGTGAACCGAAACGTGCTGACATGTTAAATAGATTGAAAGACAGAGTCAAGCATGTCGACAAAAAAGAAGTAATTTCGTCCGACGAATTCGTCGACGGCGAATCTAACTTCGACGAAGATAAAGCATTAAGTGCTTTCTTATTATATAAGCTATTTCCGACTAAAGTAAATCTGTTAAAAGAACATTATACGAAGGGCGAAGTCGACGGCTTGTTGAGCGATTTAGTTGCTAAATATTATTTAAAAGATCAGATCGACTCGATGCTTGCCAATTTAAAAAATGACTTAAAAACATCTCTGGATACGACTGGCGATAGCCTTAAACAATTAGTTAATAGCCTTAAATCTGATTTAAGTAAACATCGCACCTTAGAAGAACTCGATCATCCCGATGCTAGTGTTACGACCCGTAAGATTCGTGATCATGCGATTACGAAAGACAAACTCTCTGCCGATCTACTATTAAATATCGATGCTAAAGCTAATAAAGCAGGCGATACGTTTACCGGTCTCGTAACGTTTAACGAAGGTTTAAAAATTCCGTCCTTAGATCTATTAAATACGAATACGTTTCATAGTATTAAATCGAGCTTAAATGCTAGCGGCGAATCCGATTTAGATATCGGCACATACGACACGACACATCAAGTAAACTTATGTTCGACTAATAACCCAGGTTGGCTCGATGCGAATCGCAACTTTCAACGCTTCTTAGTTCAGAACGATCTCGACGATATTAATAATAAGATCAATGAATTAAGGCTTAAAATGAATTCTGGTACTGGAAAAATATTATACGGTGATGGAAATGTACAATCTGAAAGAATGAATAAGGTATTCAGATATCGTTCTCAAGGATATAAACATGAAGAGAATAATGTTTTGTGGTTTAGAAAATATTGTGATTTGCCAGAAAATTATTCACAAATCATGATTTCATATCTTATAGCCGCAAAATCAAGAAGAGGAGAATCTTTGTATTGGCATGCTTTTGTACAACCTACATATATATTTTTAACAAAGCAATTGACTAATTCTTATGGAAGTTGGGCTAAAAGTAGTTTAGAATTAAATGATAGAATTGATTTTTGGTGGGTGGAAGATAATAAACTTTATGGACCTGATTCTATTCCTTATGGAGATGTTTATGATTTAAAAATCTCTGTATTATAGTAGTAATATTATCCTCTATATGATATACTAATAGTATATACAAGTATTATTGTTTTCATATGGAGGATATTTTTTTATGAAACAAATTAACGCCAACAATTTTTATTCGTATTTAGTCGGTAACATTACTAATCATAAAATTAAGATTAGCATCTTAGCTTTCTTAACAGATATGTGGCACAAATATAAGCATGGTCAATTTCTATTAAAAGACGTAGTATATGATTATAGTAATAATAAAGTGCACCCATCTTTTTTAAAGAGTAGTGTTCCCGACGACTATATTATTGCTTATACTCTTGAGTCTTACGATATCGTTAATAGTATTAAAAAAATCGAAAATATGTCGATTAAAACTGATTTAATCGAAAAAATGATTCTCGAAAAGAAACCACAAAACCAAGAAGAAGCTTATAAACTATTTATCGATGAATTAGTACTATTACTATTAATGGGAGCATCAGGCAATGATGGCGACAAAGACAAACTTGTCGATTAATAATTATATCGATACGTTAGTGGATATGTATTATCCGTCGTTTAGTACGTTCTTTACTCGATTAAAAAAAAATAATATCAAAGAAATTATTAAACACGATATCGTCGGTAATTATCTGTATGAACAACCAGGCTTGCACGTCGAAGACATACGTAAGAAATATATCTTTATCGCCGTAATTAAATTTCTATCACTTCGTAATTACGAATATATCGATTACGAGATTCATACGCTACGCGGCGAGATTCAGACATTATTATTTAAAGAACAAGCTAAACAATTAGCTAAAGAATTTATTGGTAAAAAACGCGAAGAAGCGACGTTCAACGAATTTAAAACATTCGTCAAAAAAGATTTTATAACGAACTTTCTTAGCTATAAGTAAGAGCCCGTTAAGGGCTCTTATTTTTTTTATTATTTTTAACAAACATATGTTCGCCATAAGGATGTAAATTGTGGTCGGTATATTTTTATGGATAAGAATCATAGAAAAGTAGATTTATAAATAAGTATATTCTCAGTAAAAGTATTTAAATGAGAAAAGCATGCCTATAGCCGAAATCTGAAAAATTTTTAGAGGGGGTAAGTGTTTTATATATATATGGCCTATCGACCAAAGTTCGCCCCCCCGCCTTTGATTCTAGGTGGTGTTTGGGACGAACGATGGTCGATTGGTCATGACCTTCATCATTGTGATGGGGTCAGTTTGATTAAGACATTGTGTAAAACAAAACACTTCCTTCACAATGTCTACATCTAATTAATGGGAGGAAAGGATATTATCATGAGAAAAGTTATAGTAACAGTAATGGCAGTAGTAGTAGTTGTTGGTTTATTTGCATGGTGGTTAACACCAGTGCAACCTGTCTCTTATCAACTCCATATAGTGAGAGGAGGTGAAACATTGAATGGTATCATAATCGATGCCAACAAAAACTCTGATGTCGACTATGACATCAGAGAGGCTGCTGCAACAGCAGTGGCCGAATCTAAGAAGATGGAAGGAGGTGCACAAGGCTATCTTATCAGACCTGGTGATAAGATAGCCGTTCCTATCTATCGCTAGTCTCTTAGTCCAGCTGTATGACTATAAACTATAGCACTATAACCTTGAGCAATAGCAAAGGAGGTGATAGCTATGAACAAGGTTATAGTTATGTTCATACTGTTTATAGTATGGTCAATATCCTTAATAGTTCTTACATTGTATATTGTACATATAATGTAGTAGAGAACTATTAAGGAGAGCGTCGTGAGTTAGGACGCTATATAAATACTAACTCATTCTTTATATAAGAGCTATATTATATATATAAGATATAGCTTTTATATAAGGGATATATTTATGCCCTTTATTATTATTTGTGCCGTAAGGCAAGGGAGGTCATTATGACTAATGTATGTTTCATCGAAGTAATTTCTGTTTCTGAATTTATTAAAAGAGTGGACGTTAGTAAACGTACACCGGAAGTGTTCTGCAAAGCTGCTGTTTCTTATTACAAGCAACATGGCTTTGAAACAGAAGTACGCCAATCCAAAAAAGATAAACGCTTCTACGGCGTATTCTCTAAGCGTAACGATAAAATTATGGCTGTTGCTGGGCCAGAACAAAATGATTTTTTCTGGGCCAAGCATACAACAATAAAACAAGAAGTTAACGAAGCTAATGGTGGCTTCGTAAGACCGAAAGGTCAAAATAAAAACTTCTATGCTATTGTTGGCCCTGAATTCGAGGGGTTTGTTTTGACATGGGCTCAATGTGAGGCTTTGACGAAAGGGAAGCCTGCAAAGTTCAAGGGATTCAATGGGCTTGAAGCCGCAAAAATATGGATGCGTGAAAATCACGCAGCCGATAGCTCATTTGAGCACTATACGGATCTCAAACAAATTAAATAGATCTGTATATTTATATTGTCCGAAATGACGTTAAACTATTTTTATTTGTTTTATTCATGGAGGAGAAAATTAAAATGAAAAACTTGTTAAATGTGTTGAATGCAGTTATTGAGAGTAAAAAGGCACAAGAATTTGATGCCAAAATTAACCAATGTCGTAGAGGCATGTTGAAGTCAAAAGAGTTCAAAAAATATGCCTTCATGGCATTTAAGGAGATGGATATCGCAAAAAGCGATCCGCTTCATAACATTAATTCAATCGAAGGAAAGGTGTCTGTGCCTATTCCAACGTATAAATTTTATACTGATAAAAAAGATAATATATATGCGAATATAGAATTATCTAGAATATCAGTAGTAGGTATGTTCATAGAAGAACATATTAAAACTATGCCAGTTAAAACAGGAAAAATATCGTTCAAGGTAGAAGTTGAGTGGGACGCTGAGCAAACATCTTTAGTCGACACTCTGCCTGGAGTCTTTGCCATTGATATGGGTGATATCATCCAGCTAAAAGGTGGTGTATATGCCGAAGAAGTATTAAGTCGTATTCAAGCATACAAAGAATTCGCTCCAGAAACTGGATGCAAGTTCGTCAACACGTCTTCTAGCTCTGCACGACAAGGTAAGTCCAATTGGGCTTCCATGCCGTATGCAGACATTTACTTGGAAAGATGCTTCCAAATTGTTGGAGGCATCGATGAAAAAGGCACTAATTTAACGCCAGGCAAGGCTCAAAAACTAGCAACGAGATCTGGGCACAGTCAAGTAGATGGTAAGCGTTTACACATCGATCTTGACAAGTATTGTTTCGTAGTTAAAAGAGCCTTTGACAAACAAGACTCTTTTGATGGGATGGTATGGCACAATCACGACTGGTTTTGTCGTGAATATGGCTTACCATCTCAAGAAGTAAATACTTATCATCAAGGTAGACTTATGAATTGCTCTAAAGATGGGAGCTATCCTGTAAGTGAAGAAACTATTACAGAAGAGAAAGAGTTTATTCGACTTGTCGAAAATGTTAAATACTGTGATGAACCGATGGAAATCGATACGGCTGAAAAACAGTATACAGCATGGGTCGTAGGGAATCCAGACGGTAAGTGTATATCTATTTTAGATCTTAATGCGTGGAAAATATCTCCACGTATTAAGTTAAATAATGATGCTCGTGTGTTGATAGTGATGAAATTCAACCACACAACAAGAGCTCGTATTGGCGCTCAAGGTAGCCAGTACGCTGCTCTTGACGAGGTAAAACGTAATTTACTGTAGGAGGTAAGATATGAAAAAGGTAAAAAATCTTAAAGTAAAAGCTGCATTTGAGAATGCAATTCAGAATGCTGTTATTGAGACTATTCACAACAGTTTCGAAGGAAGCTTTGATGGAGCTATTCAAGATAAGTTATTATTTGTGAATAGTAATAGATTGTTTGAAGATAAAAAGGTGGCATATCAAAAGATTAATAGCGCCGCTAAAAACGTTACGAAAAAGACAAGAGATCTTAAGGGGTCCCTTGCTAAAGAGTCTCGCCTATTGGTTGGTGTTGTTGATCCTTTCCGCGAGTACATCGATGGTGGTGTGCTTGAGGAAGGACAAGCAATCATCCATAATAATCTTTATAGAAAAATGAAGAAATATGCAAACGAAGATGGTACCATCAACTTTGCAGCTCTTCGTTCTCCAACTTGCGGAGAATTCTATAAAGGCAAACTTT